ATTATAAGACTTCCAAGCACCATCAATAATAGCAATGATATATGCTTCAGTACCATCTCCTCTTTCATAAGTATGGATAAAAGGAGTATGGTTTTTAAGAGTATTATCAATAGTAACCTCAACTAAAGGACTTCTCCTTCTTGTTCCTTCTGTGAAGGATAACGTACAGTTAATCATCTCATCTACTGTAGTATCGTGGCGAAGTTCTGGAGCTTGCTGACTAACACCGTTAACCAGTGAGGGAAGGGTTTGATTAACTTCCATAGGGACTCCTTATATTGCTGATGGGTTCTGACCTCTATTCATAGGTCTTCTCGTAGATGTTTCATCAAAGATAGAATAATCACCTGAGCGTAAATCCTCTGTAATCATTAAACTTCTAGTGTCTTGAAGCTCTCTTTGAAGCTGTGTGACCATACTGTCTACACCTACTACACGAGTATATAGTTTAAGCTTAGCAGCTGCAACTACTACTGACTGCATAGGGACAGGTAACGTATCAAACGTCATATCCCACACAATAGATAGGTCTTGTGCTGTGGTAAATATATATGAATTATCGGCTTTATTATAGAGCTTGCCTGCTCTCTCAATTAGGTCATCACCTCGTGATGTACCATCTACTGATATAACATCAGGAGGAATAGTAATATATCCTTGTGTATCAGGAACTAGTTTCCAATTATCATCAGTGTTAAACTGAAAACCCTCTGCTAGTATCTCTGTCTTAGCCTCGCCAATAATGGTTTCTGCTAGTTCAGCTTCATAGTGACCAACTATAGAGGTAGTTGAAGGGATTGGGCTTTCACCAATCGTGGTCAAGCAAATGTTAATTGCATCATTTAATAGTTTCATAAAACCTCTTGTGTGTAATGTGGATGGAACACCTTCCGAAGAAGGTGAACCAAAGAGTCTAACTTAGCTTATGCTTGAGTTAAACGGATTGAACAACCAGCGTTAAGTACGCCTTCGCCCATTGCATAAGAAGAAACCATCAAAGTACCTAATTTCTCAGGGATGTAGTTTGCTTCTGATTTAATATCTAATAACTTAACAACACCTACAGCGTGTGGAGTAAAGATGTAACCCCACATACCAGAAGGAATGTTATTAGAAGTCATAATTGGAATACCAGCAATCTTGAATACGTTACCGCTATCAATACCACCGTTACCATTTGTCCAATCACGATTAACAGCTTTATCAGACTGTACCAAGTTGTAGTAAGCTTCAGGTGTGATTACACATACCTTGTCGCCTGCAATGTCCTTAGTGTCCATTGTAGAAGCAGCATCAAAGATTGCCTCTACTAGCTCGTTAGTTGTCAAAGTAGTACCTAAATCAATGTCAGCATTAACTGCTGGTTGACCTACTTTAGGAGTAGCAGTAGCACACGCATCTAACTGTGTAATTACTGCTTTATCTACTTTCTTAGCCAACACGTTACCCATCTCAGTAGAGTACTGACCACGAGTCTCGTAGTGAGACATAGCCTCTTCATAATCGTCCACAAATACTGAAGAGTATTTACGAGCAGCAATAGTAATTACTTGCTCGTTTGAACCAATTGATGAAGGAGTTACATCATCACCCGGAGTGTGTGTCTTAACGTCTGATGTATCCGACAAAGCACCAATTACTGGAAACTGTGCTGATTTACCTGAGTTGATAGTACGTGTATTTACAAGAGGTAAGAATACATTCTTTGAAGAGAATGCAGTAAGGACTTCACCTGAGAAAATCTTAAGTGCTAAGTCCTTGTTACCTGCTGTGCCACCGAAGTCAAAGTTCGGATTTGAAGTTGTATATGCCATTTTATATGTCCTATATAATATTAAAGTGTGCAATATGCACGTTTAGTTTTATACAGTAATACGTTGTGTCTAAAGGGTATCTCTCAGCTTCCCCCTCGAGGGAAACATCAAGGCAATTATACTTACTTGTTTTACTATAAGAAATTAGACAGAGCCACCTTACGTTGCACTTCTGCTCTGTAAGTGTGGTCCATCTTGTACTTCGGACTGCTCATAGCTTCCATCATATCACTTTTTGTGCTATAACCTCTACTAGTGTTTGAACTACCTGAAGTACGATTACCACCAATCAGTTGAGGATTGGCAGCCCTATATCGGGCATTAAGCCCTTGGATAGCGAACTTAGCACTCTCTGCGTTATCTAGAGTAGCATTAAATGCAGTCTGTTCACTCTCCGAGAGGTTCGAGCCAGCCCATTCAATCATAGACTGGTACTCAGCTTCACCACCTACTTCACTTTGTAGTGAGTTGATTTGTTGTTGCTGAAGTGCCTCTTGCCCCTGTATGTAAGAATTGACCACCTCCTTTGATAATCCTGCCTGTTCAAGGTTGGAATACGTCTCAGGAGAGAGTTCACCGTTCTCACCATACTCACCGTATAGACCATCGAAATCAATTCCTTTGGCTTCTACTGTTTCTTTAGCTTCTTCCACACTATCAGATACCTCAGGAGTTTCTTCCTTTGGTTCTTGTGCTTCAGTTGCTTCCTGTCCCATCTTAGATTGTAGCTCTGTATAAGCCTTCTCTAGTTCTGAAACATCTTTATATTTACCCGCTAGAAGGACATTCTCTTCATCACTTCTTAGCTCTTGGTTTGTTTGCTCTTCGCTTTGGTTTGCTTTGTCCACCATTGCTTGGTCGTGCTCGTTTAGCTGTGGTGCTTCCTCCGCTTGGTTTGTTATTTCTACTTCGCTCATTCTCAGTCTCCTGTGTTATTTCATTTGTGTAGATTGTATAACTAATCTCACTCATATATTACCCCATTACTTGTTGCCCTAAAGAAGCGCCTGCTTCTGCGCCCCCTGCTTGTGCTGCACTATCTAAACCTTGCTGTCCTGCTTGCATCATCATAGCTTGTTCTTGTTATCTGCTCTTGAGATTTAATAATCCCTTCCGCATCTAAACCAAGAGAAGTAGCTACTCTATTAATTACAGCATCTACATTAGCGTGCTGAGCAAATATCTCAGGTCCTAATAGTTGTTGTAGTGTTTGAGCAAACATAACTAGTTTATTATAATCGTGTCCTCTTCCCAGAGCTTCTAAACCAGTAACAATAACTGGTTCTACTAATCCTTCAGGTAGTTGTGTCTTCGAGTTCTTGAAGATAATCTTAACTAAAGGTAGTTGCAGTTCCTGTGAAAGGATAGAGTAAATACCACCTAATGCATCTTCAAGTTCACCTGCTACTAATCTAATTTCCTCAGCAGTAACACGCTCAGCATTACGAGTAGCACCCTGTGTTAATAAGAAGGCACTAGCAAGTCTCTGTTGAATCTCTTGAGCAAGTTGATATGGTATTTGCATATCATTACCCTTAGCGACTTGAAGAGTAGTTACATCATTCATCTTACCTTGTACGAAATCACCTGACCTAGCCTTAGCTAAATCACGTGCTCTAGTAGTACCAGTAGGGTCTACCATAAATACAATCTTACTAGATGCTGCTGCTCCTTCAACCATACCTTGGTTTAGTGCCTCTAGGGAACGTAAGTCACCTAAGTACTGCTCTACTAAACCTCTACCATAGTCTTCACCATTGATAGCTGTCCACCTAAGGGCAAGGAAAGGGTTATCCTCTGCTTTAAGCATACCCTCAGAGCCGGGAACTACTTCTCCTAACACTTCTTGATAAACCTCATACTTACCATCTTCCATAATCTTGGTAGTGGTGTATAAATCTGTCTCATCATCAGTAAGCTCAAGCTCAGGTACGTCAGTAGGATGTACTGTTTCTTTAACAATAACTTCTACTATCTTACCTAACGCATTACGTTTAACTACATATTCATTAAGGTTATAAACTCTAAGTTCCTCCTCCTCAAGACGAAGTAAGGCATTACCTGTACCAATTAGAAGTTTTAACGCTTCAAATAAAGGCACTCTATAAGCCTTCTTCTCAATATAGGTGTATAAATCTCTCTCATAGTTAGCTAGTGCTTCTTCTAACTCAGCATCCTGTTGAGGGTCTAAATCACCTACATCATCAGGATTAGGCATTAGCCTAAAGAAAGGAGCATTAGGAGGTAATAGTGTTAATAATAGTTTACTAGCTAAGTGATTAACTGCCCTAGACCCTAAGGACTGATAAGGGGTAGATAGTACATCCTGCTCCTTATGTCCTTGCTTAGTCAACATAGAAGGAATAGTCAGCTCAGCACAGTCTCTTGCTCTGTCTAGTACTGTTGACTTCTCGC